AAACGTCTTGTGCTGCTTTCAATCTAATCTCAGGTCTTATTTCTGGATTTACCATAATGTCTTCAATGATTTTAGTAGCTAACGAGGCAACTTGGTTTTCATCTACAAGATCATCACGTTTATCTTTAATTATTTCTTTTAAGTCTTTGTAAAGACGATACGCATTACCATTATCAGGAGTATATCCTGCTAATCTATAAGCATCCATAACAGTCATTTTTGTAGGATCTTTGCCTTCGTGATAACCACGAGCCATAAGGTCTACAAACTTTTCTTGCTGTTTGGTTAGCTTACGCTTTCTTTTAATCATAAAGAACTTCTACTGCAATAGAGCTTGTTGATTTAAGGATTCTAAAAGTTGAATCTCCTGCACCTCTAGCTGTTACCACGCCAACTGGATTAACATTGTCGCATATTGTTCCAATATTTATATATCCGCTGTTTACTGTTTCTTTAATTTGCAAAGTTAAAAAAGTATCAGGTGGTATGCCTAAAGAATTATCATCAGAACTTGCTAATATAGTTCTTGAAGATCCAGATGCTAATACAAAATCTGCACCTGTTGCTGCTGCTGTTGTGCCGTTAATATATACTGTACTCATTGTTACCTCGTTAGTTACCTATAATTTTGTTAGTTATAAAATCGTTTGAAATCATTGATCTGTCTATTGGTGATTCGTCTTTACTAAAATCACCATAATCGTCATTACCTACTAAAGCTCCACCTATTTCAACAGAAACAATAGTATCGTTTGTAAAACAAAGATTAGACACGTTTCTTTCGTCTGATCCTGCTGCTGTAAACCCTTCTCTGCTACCTGTTGTATTTTGATTTACTAGCCAAATGTAATAAACTTTATCTCCGTTAGGTGCATCTGCGTTAAAGCCAGTCCAACCATTTAAAGCACCTGATGCTGTGTCACTAGGGTTTTTAGCATAAAATGTATTTTGACCGCTAACAAAATCACCAAATTTACAAGGTGTTAAATATTTTTCCCCTACATTAGCAAATGTAATTTTAACGTAAAAACATGGGTTTTCTATACTATCTATTTGTGCGTAATTAATTCTTGTAGTAGCTGGGTTAGGAGTTTCACCATAATCATGATTACCTGTAAATGTTAAAGTGTTTCCATTAACAGTAACATTATCATGTGCTCCATTGTCAACGTGTCTGTAATAATTGCTTGCTGAACTCATACCTGATGTTATATAATCACCTACAGCAACATTTGCACCAAAATCAAACCATATTGTGTCACCTGTTTGGATTGAATGACCTTCGCTGACTACAACAGTCCATTGATCGCCAGTTACAGTTGCACTTTCAACGTGCCAACCTGCTTGATATTTTGTTGGTGAAGTAGAAATTAAAGCAATAGGGAACATAAATGTAGAAGTTTTTGCTTGTAGAACACCACTAAAAAAACTTTTTCTTGGTCCAGGGCTTTCTTGTTTTACAAAATCACCTATATGGGCATTACTAAAAGATGAAGATTTAGAAGTATCCACTCCAGTGTAAGTTGTACCTCCTAAAAAAATAGATGCTGGATCTAAAGTATGAACTATTTTTCCCATTATAGACCTACCTCACTTGAATCTTTATACACTAATGTATCTCCATCATTAGCTGATAGAATAGATTTTATTTCTGTTTTTGTTTTATTTTGTATGTTAATTTTATAATAACTAGATACAAGTGTTAGTTCAGTACCCATAATTCCTGCATCACCATCATCAGCTAATTTTTTTTGTAAAGCAAATTGGCTTTCAGCTAAATCGCTAGATAAATATAAATTAGTATCACTTTCGTATATTATGTATTCCATTATCCTTGACTCAATAATGTTATAATTTGTTTTTGATTTACTTTAATTTCTTGCATCATCTTAGATGCGTGTTGACCATCATTAGCAATGATTGCAACATTTGTTTTTAATTCTGTTATATCTTGTGTTATCTGCTCAATGACTTTTTGTTGTTTTTCTATGGCTTGTGCATTTTGTATGACTTGACCTTCAACCCTGGTAAACATGGACAGACCTGCTATTGATGCTAATATAATGACAAGAATGTTCGCTGTTGATACTTCTGGGTTAAATTTTATAGTCATTTGTCTCTTTGAACCCCTTTTGATTTTTCGTAAGTTCTCATGCCACCTAGACCTAACATACCCAGCAGAACTGGCATCATTGTCTGTAAATCAATCAGTGGTATCTCTATTTCACTACCTACAACCGCTAGTATAAAATTAGTCATAGGTATAATAAGAAAGTTGCTTGCCATACCTAAACAGCAAGTCCAACCTACTGCTGGTCGCCAACCGCTAACAAAAAGGTTTTTATGTGCAGCTTCCGTTTTATTTATGTCTAGTTGTGCTTTGATTTGCTCATGTGCGTTTTTCTCTGCCATTGTCGAAATATCGTGCGACAGTTTTTTACGCAAGTCTGCATCTGGAATTGCTTTTTCCAAAATAGACGAAACTGGTCCTATAAGAGCTTGTAACATCCTATCTCCATAAATAGAACACCTACCCCAAGACTGATGTCTCAGGGTAAGTGAAGTCAGCCTGAGAGAGAAGGAGGAAGCTGACTTGCATAGTATAGGCGTTATACTAAGGTGTTGTAAATTATTTTGAAAAAAAACGCCAAAAATAATACACAATCTCTTTTTATTATTCTATACTACTCTGACGTTCACCATATAGGCGGAAGTAGGCACGTTGCCGAAGGAACGCATTTCACTTAATTGTAGAGGTGTGTTATGACTGTATGTTATAGAGGTGTTCGTGTAGAGAAAACTCCAAAAAGAAAAACGAAGAAAGTAACAAATCGATTAATCTATAGAGGTGTAAACTTAAATAGATAAAAATCTCGGTCTTGAAGGATATGTCCTGCGAAAGCATCACTCACCGCTCAAGACTTAAAGTGCAAAAAGAATCCCCATGGCACAACTGAGTTCGAAAGGCTGAACAGGGGGTGGACACTACGCTAAGTGAAGGCAGCCGAATTCATCTAATTGCGTTAATGATGGATTGCCGAGGAACAGATCTAAGGTAAAGGAACTAAGGTTAGACTTTAAAGAGTCTTCCCTTGGGGTTCTTTTGCCTCAGAACATATATATACTGGGTGGTTCGAGAGAAAACCCTTTTTTATCAATTACTTACCTACAAATACCCTCCTAAGCAGTACCAATATTACTACTACTAAAACACTTATTTTAAGATAAGCTGTTGATATATATACGAAATATACTGGATAGGTTTAAAAATAGGTCCGATATATGGGGTGGATATTATTATACGACTGCGGAGCAGGATTTGGGGGTGCTTCCTTTTATATGTAGGCACAGATGCGATAATTTATAGACTTTTGCTGTCTGGAACCAAGTATTAAAAGTTTTTTTTCTGGAAACTAAATGTATATTAACTGTGGGATATCCAAACCAAAACAAAATAAATATTTTAAAATTAAATAAAGAACTAAATATTTTAAATAAATAAAAGCATCTGGATCTGTCAGCACTACAGCCAGTAGGTCTGGTTCTCTCTGTGCTGTACGTTCATAAGTAATCTGTCAGATTGTAGGCATAAAAAAAGGGAGGCTGTGAACCTCCCCTGTTGAGCTGTGATTGGCTTAGGCAATAAAGAACAGTAAGAATACTGTAAACACTAAACACGAGATAAACCCACAACCCATGATAACCCCAAGTAATATAAATGCTCTGTCAATCTTAGATGGCATTTCATTAAATGGTATTGCGTGTCGATTTTTCATTTTACTTCCTCCGATTGATTAATGATTATTTAACCCTAGCTTATATTGAGAATACTGCAAATAAAAAAAAGGGAGCAATTAAGCTCCCAGTAAGTTAAATACCTCCGATTAAAGCCACGATTGCTCGAGTTTGTAACCGCCTCGGTTATCATGCCCGAATAGTTTAGCCGATAACGTATAAACCAGATGAAACCCCATATCCATTCCACAGCCGCCAACCTTGATACCGTTGTACTTATCGCTTAAAGACCATTCAAGAACCTTTGAGATGTGATAATCAAGATATAAAGGTTTATTGTCTCTAATTAATATGGTTTTTATATAACGTGTCATGCCTGAT